GTCGATCGACCATTCCAACGGCTTGAACGCGGCGGAACTGCCTGCAATATCACCGCGCCGCACCTTGGCCAGGATCGATTGGTGATCCGCGTCGGCGGGATTGAGCTGCACGGCATAAGCGATTCCACTGGCCGTCCGCGTCAAGGTCAGGGTGCCGTTGGATTGCCGACCCAGCACGCGGGCAATGTCGTGATTGTACGCGCAGACCACGTCATTGCGATAGTGTTCGATCACGGCATCTGGTGCCAGCGCCTCATAGTGGCCCTTCATAAATTCGTGTTGGGTCGCTGGAGTGCCGTCGGAGAAGACGAGGCCGTCACCTGTGATGAGATGATCGCCTGCGGTCGGATGTGTGTTCCAATATCGGATCAGTCTGCTGGACATTTCAATAGTACCTTTGCGATCTGCCTTGCGTCGAGTGTAGCGATTACTGTCTTCCGTTGCTCTGGCAACACTGCGCGGAGTTCGTCGTCCGGCAAAACCAGGTCATTCCACCCAGGTAGCTCCCCAAACTCTTCTTGCCAAATGCCGATTTCGAAATGTCCCGCTTTGTCGGCTCGACGCAGTAGACGTGCGACAGTCGCCGACGCTAGTTTTAGGCTCGTTTCGTCCCGGGACCCGGGTGCCAGCGGCACACGCAACGCGCGGGACCGTTCAATCAGGCTACTCTCCGTCCAAAAAGTATCTTCCGCGCTCGGCGGACCCATGTTTAGCCGGCGCCGGATTTCTTGGTCTGAAAGCATCCCGTTGCGGCGATAGATCGACAGTAGCTCTGCTTTCGTCTTACTGTCGGGTTGGACTAGCGCTTCGCGATTCCCTTCGATGTAATAGTTTTCAGCGTCGAACGCGGCGATCAGTTTCAAACTCATTTCTTGCTCGACCTGAGTCGTCCAGCCGTCGAGATCCTGCAGCCAAGACAAATTCTCCTGTTCCAGCGATCCGTAGCTCACGCTGACCGACTTCGCGCCGAGTCGATGCGGTACGATTCCCAGACAATTGGCGATCGTGACTAAATCATGCTCTCGCAAATTCGCCAAGCTCTCGATAGCGCTATCGGATTGCAAAGTCACTATGTCCGCACCTGGCCGCAGCATCGCCGGCCGGAACGCATTTTCCGGCCCGCCGCCGTGGATGCTCCCCCACGCGGCGCGGAATTCCTCTACCTGCTCCTGAGTCGATATTTCCGGCGGCAATTTAATTACCACGGACGGCCGACCCGCGTTTGCAAAAAATGCTGTCTGATATCGTTGCAGCGTCAGGCCTAGCCCAAAGGCCTCCGCCAACACGCGATAGATCGGTTTGCCGGTCAGGCCATCCGAGCCGAGGCCCCGCAGATGTAGGATATCGCTCGCCGGCACCGGAAGCCGACTGCCGTCGTCCGACGTCGCCACGTATGACACGTGGCCGGCGGATATGGCAATCACCACGTCGGAAGACTCCAGTAGCTGCAACGTGGTGGGATCGCCGAATTCGTCTCGGCCGATCCAGACGAATCCGTCCCCGTAGGTCAGCGTATTTACCAACCAGCTCCGGATCAATTGGAAGCGTGAATAGAGACCGTTTGGCCGCATCTTCAGCAAACGGTAGGCCGGATAGTCGATCGCTGATTCACGCCCATCCGGCAACCGCCTATAAACGTCGAAAGGAATCCTAGCGACCGAGGTAGAGATCAGATCCACACCACGCCAGACTGCTGGATGCCGCAGGATTGTCTGCGGGTTGATGATCTGGTTGCCGGCGGTCGCGTAGCCTCGCAACAGATCAGCCAATCTCGGGGGGGTGATGCCCCAGCGCACTTTGCCGATCATCCTCCGGATCCATTTGTTCATAGCCTAATCACCGGCGATAGGTTCCAATCAGGATTTTTATCGATTTCGGGATATGCGTGCATCGCGACAATCGCCGACGCTGCGAGATCGATTTTACTACGACCGTCTCGCTTCGCGAATTCTAGTCGACCGAATCGATCTTCTGCGACTTCCAAATTTTCGATGCAGAAATTCATCAGCGGCAGTCCAGCATGGGCAAACACCCGCTCGCGGACTTTGCGTTCAAAGTCCAGTATCAACGGACTCAAGTATTTGCCAATTTGCGGGGTTTCGAGGACTTTTCGGCTACCCAAAAGCCGTGGCAGGTCGCGCAAGTGCCATGGGTCATAGGCCAAACATTTGATTTTGTATCGCTCATAAAACGATGCGATCAACGACGCCACCTTCTCCAAAGTGATCGTTTCGCCCTGGATCACCTCGATCCAGCCGCGGTCAGCCCACGCCGCGAATTGGTGTTGGCCCAGTTTGGTCTTTTTGGCCAATGCCGTCGACGTCAGCGCGCCCAGAGTGTCAATGTATATCCGCCCATCACATGGGACCAGGCACGTCACCGCCAGCAGATCGTTGGCACCGCCGTTGTCGACGCCGAGGACTGCCGGTTGTCCGGTCAGATCCGGCCATCGATCGAGGGGGACGACGCATTGGGTCCAGGAAGGCAAGTCGATGAACACTGACCATCCGCGCAGGTATTGACCCAACAGATATATTCTAAACGCCAGTTCCTCGTTGGGATCTCCGACGGCTCGCTTGAATTGGGTCAAATAAAACTCCATGGGTACGGTCTTGTCAATGTGAGGCAAGTATGTTTTCCATACGGCCGGAGACCGCCAGTCTGCATCGAGCGGGACCGAGTAGATCACCGGTAGCGTCGCTGTGTCGATGATGTCTTCGCCGGCGACCAGTCGTTTTGCGCGCTGATACAGTCTATAGCCGAGATGTTGTAAGTCGTGGGCAGGAGTCGTGATAACGACAATTTGCGAATTGCGTTTGGACGCGCCTGAGAATTCGATGCGATCCCAGATCGTCTGCACGGCGTGCCCCGGCATTTCGGCGAGCTCGTCTAAGATGAACAAATCGGCGGAATAGCCAGAAATCCCCGACGGATTACAGGCCAGTACCTTAATCTTCGATCGTGATTCGCGATCGACGATCGTATTCAGATGGTCTTTCACGTGCCACCTAGAGTTTAGTTCCGGGTGTCGCGCGAACTCGCGAATGGTTTCAAAACAGATCCGCGCCTGCTCGACTTTCGACGCGACCACGTAGATTTGTTGGTCGCGCCAACAGCTCGCTTTCCATCCGGCCAGCGCCGCAATCGCGGTGGTCTTGCCGATTTTTTTTGGCGAAAAGATGAGCGCTAAATTATAACGGTAGTTGCCGTCCGATTTCCGCCAGCTCAAGAGAGGACCGAAGATATCCCGTCGCTGAAACTCGAACAGCTCGATCGGTTGTCCGGACCACTCCCCTTGAGATTGGATAGCGAATCGCTCGCACCATCTCGCAAACTGTATGTAGTCGGTCGTGTCCGAATAACACCCCGCGTTGATCGCCACACGGTCAATCGGATAGCTATAGCTACCACCTGCGGAATTCATCGAGTTCGCTCATCTCCGACTTACCGTCGGGTCCGTATAACCCTAACAGTTTGGACAATTTCATCATCGTGTCGATTGACGCCCGGATGATGTCTACAGCCGGGTTTTTTCGCTTGTTTCCTGTGGTGGTTTCCAACACGACACCATCTTTAGCCACTGCAGCCGCCGCCGCCAAAAATATTTGCCACGCTTCACACAGCGCGCACAGTGATTCCATGCGATGCTCGCAGACACGACTTACCAGCCGACGATACAGCGCTCGGCCGTCAGCGTTCAGATATTTTGGAACATTTCGTTTTGCCATCGCAGGCCACCACATAATGCCAATCAGCCACGCGAAAGATTTCCGGCGTGCGGTTTCGCACGAGATACCTTTGTCTAATGGTGATCGTCGACGGTGCATCGAGCACGCGCTGCGATAGTTTGTCCCACCCGAAACGTTCGAAAGCGGGATAACTGGCAGACTTAAATAACAAACCAAACCGCGCGAACGTGTCTATAGGTCTGCCCACCTGGGCAAGGACTTTTTTCAACGCCTGGCGGCGGTCGCGATCACGTATCGTCTGACGTAAGTCTCGCGAATGTATACCGGTTTCAAGGCCCGCGCCGCGTTCCAGCGCCGATGCGTTCCGATATCGCGCTTGGCGAAAGACTTGGTGAATCCCCTCGCGACCGACGTGGACGGCCGTCCCCATTGTAGAGGGATTACGTTCTAGGATCCGTTGCACGGCGGCGGATTCCAGATCCTCTCGATCTATCGCCGGATCCGTAGACCAATATGGTCGAGCCGCTATCTGTGCTGCTCGGACCACCTGGTCATCGGTAAGCTGAGTAGCCATTTCGCACGACGTAGCCTGCCACGAATGCTACGACGCAACAGATGACAGTCACACAGACGCGACGCATCCAGTTCGCGAATCGTGCGGCTATAGATGGTCTCGATTCGCCAGGTCGAGGCAAGCCTTGCTCTGTAATTGCATCGATTGTGTCTCGGTCAGTCTCCTGGCACGAGGATTCGACCGGCAGAGCCAGGCGTAATGGTTCGCCGGCAGTAGTCGCCGGCACCCTAAAAAATTCCTGGAGCGGTACAGCGAACTGCGGCAGTGACTCAATCGCAGCGGGCAGTTTGCCGCGCATCGCACTGAGGAGGAACGGCGTAGATTGCCCTAACCCTTCGCCGCCGCCACCCCAAGTCAACAGACCGACGACGCGCGGACCAGCCGTCGTATGATCGACGATCGCCGATCCACTACGACCCCCAATGGCTTCCGGTTTCCATCGCAAGACCTGGCCGTCGGCGCGGTTCATCTGCAACACCTGCAGCGATGGCCATTCGCATCTCGGACAGCCGCACGTCGTAATCATCGCCTCAGTGTCCGGATATCGATCCGCCAGAGGAATAGACCGCACATTCTTGCCGAACCCATCTTCGGCGCGAAGTAACGCGAAGTCAATAGACATGCCTTTTCCATGGCCCGCCGCGATGATCGTCGCGGTTGAGGTTTCTGACGTGCCGTCAGAGTTCCATCTCTCGACATTGACCGTCTGTCCGCGCCGCGTGCCAGCTACGTGAGCGTTTGTCAGGATGATCTTTCGGCCTTCAGCGTCGCTTCCGACGACTGTGCCGCTGCCGCAGCTCCCCTGATTCGTGACGCGGCAGGTCGCTTCACAAATCAGCTCCAGCGACTGCGAACTGTCGAATGTATTGACATTCTGCGAACTATCATCGATCGAGACATCTTCTTCTAAAGGTAGCAAGGTCACTACTGGCATTGAGTCAGTGATCTGCGGGTCAATGATCTGCGGGCAAACGCCGCCAGGACATCTGCCGCCATCACATTGCGCTGTAGCGATTGAGATCGACATAGCGATCCATGCAATGAAGATTAAAAAGAACATGAGAAAGCTCCTCCCTGACAATTGATCGTCTAGTTCGCGCGGGAGTGACACGATTTGCAGAGGCATTGAAATGGCCCACGGAAAAATGTCTGTGGTCTCCCGTCGTGTCCGCATACGTGATGCACTTCCGCCGCCGGCTGCTCACGACACCTTTCGCACATCACCGCTCGTTGCAGTAGGTGTCGAGACAGTCTTCGCCATGCTGCGCTATCGTACAACTTACATTTTTTCAATTTTTTCTCCCAAAAATATGCGCGCGTCGGACGCGTTCGCAGCCGGCAGGGGTAGCCAAAAAAACCACTACCACTCCAAAAATGAAAGGTTTTACCTGATTCCCAAGCAAGATTTCAGATACCTGCGGGGGTTACGCAGGGGCCTGCCCCAGCCGTCGCATCGATTGCGGATCGCTCTGAGTGCGTCCCAGATTTCGGAATCTCCAGCCAAAAGCCGCATCGTTGCGACGAACGCCAGGTCGTCGATCCCTGCCACTCCGTCCAAGTGCTCACGCACGCGGACCGATAGGCTACGCGCTCGCTCTCGTTCCTGGCTCGTCATCATCAATGACTTCTTTTTCAAATTCTCAACAACCACCGCGACATCATCCTTTTGTTGTTGTTGTTGATGTTGATAAGTATCTATGTTGTTTATTAGTGTCCCCGCCACCGTGGCGGGATGGTGGTGACACCGTGGCGGGATGGTGGTGACATCGTGGCGGGATGGTGGTGACACCGTGGCGGGATGGTGGTGACACCGTGGCGGGATGGTGGCGACACTGTGGCGGGATGGTGGCGACACTGTGGCGGGATGGTCGCGCAAGATTTCACGCCAAGAGATCGTCATGGTCGTCCGTTTTCGGCCAATTTGGTCACAATCGATCGATGTCTCTACCAGACCGGCCGACCTAGCCCAAGCGATCCACCGTTGAGCGGTCCTCTCACTCGTATCCAGTAGATTTTGCAGCGCCAATCCATCACGATTCGATGTCGTAAACACCAAAGTGCCGTCGTAGGATGACCGAGAACACCTAAAGACAGCCTTCAGCAGACGGCGGACGCAACGAGTCTGTCCGGCGGTCAGGCCTTGCGGCGGCTGTATCGACTCTATCGCATGCATTCTGAGCGCGTACTCTGTCTTCGTAAACGCCAGTGTTTGTTGTTTTTTAGTCATTCGAACAGCTCCAATTGTTTCGCCGACGACGTACACCAGTTCGAGGGGACCGGCAAGGTCTTGAAATGGTCGATCAACGTCAGCTCCGGATTATCGTAATGGTCCGCCACGATGTCGCGTTTTCCGTGTCCGGTTATCATGCCGGCGACGCCGGGTCGGTGAAAATTGTGAAACGTTACGCACGATTTGCGTAAGTGTTTTGGTAGCAGACTTAGAGTAGATCCAGTCTGTAAGTCGCGCTTCTCTCGAATCCCGGCGCGGGCGACAATCGCCCGCCAGCAACGGTAGAATTCTCGAGAACAATAGGGCCAATCGAACACCGGAGATTCTGTCAGAGCTCGTCGCGGCTTTATCGATCGCAGATGATCCCGCGCGCTGCGATGCAGAGGCAACACGATTGGCGTCGGTTTGGACCAGGACTGCTTCGCGGGCACATACCACAGCCAACCAAATTCGTTTTGAGCTCGGCTTTCCGGCGAGGGTGACTCGGAACCAAACGAAATATTGCGCCATCGCAACGCCGCGAGAGCACCTGCTGACGTGTGTCCGATCAATTCCTCGGTGCGGAAGCCGTACAAGAGAAATAGGACCACGGCAGCTCGCCACTGTGCAGGAGCACATAACGACTCGCCCGAGCTCCTCGCCCTGGTCGGCCAATCGGCGGCTGAGCAAGCAGCGTACAATTTCTTCCACTCGTTCGGCTCTGCGAAACTGAGATAAAGTTTCGGCGACGAGTTCCGCTGCGGCAGGGGCTGTACCTTCGCCGGCGGTCTGTCGATCTGCCGAAGAATCGATTCGATCGCCGCGACTACTTTGTTCGTCGACCTGCCACTCGAGCGCTGCGACAGCCACGCTTGGAACCCCCGCACATCGTCCCGTGTGATCGCGTCCGCTGCCTTGGCTACTGGATATGTAGTCCAGTAGCCACTCTTGCCCATCTTTGCAGTCGACCGCCTGTATATCTCCCATGCTGCCCAGGCTCGCAATGCTCTCTGGTACGACTGGATCGTGTCCTTGGAGCGATTGCGCTGGATCAGGTCCGGAAGTATCTGTCCCCGAAAAACCTCGTCCAAGCTCACTTTTGAGGGCGAGAATAGGCGAAACGGGATGATGTTCATGGTGGCTGCCTCCAAATTCGATGATGATCGCAAATCGGCCCATGTCCATAACTCATTCCCATGACCTGAGGAGATAGCCACATGCATTGCAGACCGATTCACAGACATTCATCCCGCAGCGATCACAGACCGCGGCTCGGCCAGTCAATTTTTCTAGTTTGTACGCGAGGATGTCGTCCGGGCGAGGCAGGTAGTGGACGTGCCTGCTGTAAAACCAGCATGGTCCGACACGGTACCAAGTTTGTAGCTCTTGACGCTTATTGCGGCGCTGGCGAATCTCATCCACTGCCCCGAGAAACTCGCCATCCGATCCAATCCAATCGCCAACGGATATCTGCATGTCAATTCATACTGGGTTGGGTCCTGACAATCTGCGACGAGATCATTGATTCGAGGATAATCCGGAGAACGGCTCGGCAATCGTCGTCTAGATCCTTCGAGAATACGAAGATTTCAATTTCCCTGATTGTTACGCTGATCAGGTCGTCGCGCGAGGAGACGGCAGCGTCGACGAAAAAATGCATAACCGCCCTTTCAAACTTGCGGATTTTGGCGAGGCGAGAAGTGCCTAAGAAATTCGCGGCTGGCGAATCGTTATGACTTCTCTGGCTTTCTTTCGGGGTCCAAATCCCGAATTGCGTCCATTCTGTTCGATTGATCGATCTGTGTCAACAGACATCGAACAAAAAAATGCCCCGGCGGATTAGGAGCCCGCCGAGGTCTTTAGTTCGCCCTGCTACGTCGCGAGCCGCCAGAGAAGGCCGGCGAAGTACGGAATCGACCCTTATTTTCGGCCTCACCACCGAAATGGCAAGGCCAGCGAGGCCGACGGGACTCGAACCCGCAACCACTGGATCGACAGTCCAGTAGCCAAACCGGCGGGGCCCTGGCGCATCGGATGCTGCCCCCGCTGTTCCGCAAACCGGCGGGGCCCTGGCGCATTCGGATGCTGCCCCGCCGCTGACCACAT